TTCGCTGTTGTTTTTATTCATCACAACAACCATGCACTTGGTCAGGCCCAGGGCACCCATGTACGCATGGATCTGCCAGCGATAGGTTTCACTCCAAGCCTCATAGCTTTGTAGCTTCACAAGCTCCTTGAACCGCTTGTCGTTTGCGCTCTTCACCTCGAGCAGAAGCACGAGCTCCTGTTCAGGTGGTGGCAACACACCCTTCAGCAGCCCGTCGCATGAACCTGCGAAGTGGCCACCAAAGAACGATGCACGAAACTGGTTGCCGTCTTTGTCATGCGAGGCGATCGATATCACACCACTGTCGCGTATGTTCTCTACGATTTGCTCTTCTATTCTTTGACCAAGATCGAACAAACGCAGCATGCGCCCACCAAACGTGGACGGCAGACACCAGCGGAATCCCATCCACAGTTTGTATTCATCGTCATCTCCGATCCCACTGAATCCAAGGTGGCCTCGGTGTCGGTTCTCTTTATTGGCGATGAACTCATCGATCTGATCAAAAATGGACGCTGACAACATTCCAGTACTTACCCTCCTTCCTTACAGTTATTTGCTTGATGTGGCTCATGACCTTGTGTTGGTTCACAAGATCCGCTGCATAACTAAGATCATATGGCGTTGGTGTGCCTGACTGTGTCAGGGCGTTCCACTTCTTGGTGGCTACCATGCCAGCCTTACCACGCATACCCAGCATGATAGGCATGCTCTGTGGCCAGTACTCACCAGGCGTTGAGAACATCACGTTGAGATAGTCGTTACCGTTCTTTGATGTCTTGATCTGTGCAGACACAAAGTCGATGTTCTTAACTTTCTCAAGCTTCTCGGCTGGCTCTTCTAGCTCATCAGACAGGACGTTACCTTGTGCCGCTTCGCGTGTTGCAGCTGCATCCTTCTCTTCTTGATCCTTGCGCTCCTGGTCAAGCTGATCCAGCAAGTCTTGCTGACGCTGAAGCATCTGCTCCACGCTGTACCGAGGCTCTTCACACTCCACGCAATGACGCGCATCCATGTCATTGACGGCATAGCAGTGGTCACATATCCAGATCTTAGGCTCGGCCGATTCATCTTCTTGTGGCCTCTCTGGCCTAGCAGTATCGATGCAGCCATGGCGCATCATGTTCTCGCCGTAGTCCAGCAGCATGCAGTCTTTCTTGTCGCCCCAGGTGCGCATGCCTCGACCACAGATCTGCACATACAGGCCCAGAGACTTGGTCGGTCTAAGCAATGCGATGCAGTCTGTGCGTGGCGCATCCCAGCCCTCAGTCAACACAGCGACGTTACACAGCGCGTTGATGACACCGTTCTCAAAGTCCTCAAGGATCTTCTTGCGCTCTTCAGCGGGCGTTTCTGCCGTCACAACAGCAGCTTCTACACCTGCATCACGCAGATACATGCACATCTTGTTCGCGTGAGCCACGGTGATACAGAAGAACACACTGCTCAGTCGGCCTTTGCTGTACGCCTTGTCGATCCAATCGGCCACAATCGCAAGCATGGTTTGATCTTCCATGGCGAGGTGTTCGATGTCTGACTCACGATAGTCGCCACCCTTGAACTTGACCCTGGCTGTGGATGCATCGATCACCGCCTCTGACGCAACCTGGTACGCAGACAATCGGCACAGATACCCCGCCTTGATTAGCTCTGGGATCGTTACCCGGTGAGCGACACCACCAAAGAAGTGATCGTCCAACCCATAAATGAATCCTTGACCCATACGATATGGCGTTGCCGTAACACCCAAAACCTTTGGCGCGTAATGCTGAGTAGAATCAAAGTGATCAAAGATCTTTCGATATCGACTCCGCTTCTCTGGCCCAACATGGTGGGCTTCATCCACGATGATGTAATCAAACTCGCCTGAGTTCTCTAATCGCTTTGGTGTAGCCAGGGTATCCCGACTAGCGATCACGATAGGCTCGTGCGAATCAAACTGTTTCAACCCTGCAGCCAGCAGACCACTAGGTGCACAAGGCCAAACGGTCTTGAGTTTCTCATCTGCTTGACTGATCAGCTCCTGCCTGTGGGCAAGAATCAGTACACGACTGTTACGGTTTTCTTCAAAGATCTTCTTGATCATTGAGGCGAAGACAACAGTCTTGCCAGCGCCTGTAGGTAAAACAATTAATGGATGGGTTTTTTGGGTATCGAACCAATGGAAAGCAGCATCAATGGCTTCTTGTTGGTAGTACCGTAGCTTCATGCTTGGCCCTCTTCAGTCCACAGTAAGTGCGCGCCCAGTAATTTCTGGCCCACGGTGATAGGTTGTGACGATGCAAGATGCGAAGCACAGCTTGTTCTCTTGCAGCGTGTTGGTTTTCGTTCAATGACATATCATCTCCTCCTCTGACATATCAGGATCGTCCACGGCCAGCATGCCTTCATCGACTAACCTGCGAAGCGATCCGCGGTCTGTGAAATGCAGGTGGTAGGTAAACGTGATGACAAACAAAACTTCCATCAAAACATCTTCTGAAATGTTTTTGTCCTTCATCGCATTCACGAACAAACTCAGGGCATCAGATGCAACTTCGTGTTCTTTGCTCTGCCAATTAAATTCAAACTCTTCATGATGATCCATGAGACACCTCCTTGATTAGCCAACCCAAATAGACGTTGGCCTTTTGCAAGTCTTCCAACTTGTTCTTGTTTTCGTAACGCCAGATGTACTTCATGACGTTACCTTTAAGATACCCCTTGAAGGCGGCAGAGGACATCGACGCTTTGATTGCATCGATGCACTCTATGCCACCGTCTTTGGTGTAGTGCCCAGGGTGATTGACCATGTCTGGTGATTCACTCATCAGCCACTCTCCAGATCCCAATCTGGTCATCCACTTTGCGCGTGACCACAGTCAGCCCAGCCCTCTCCAAGTAGACCTTCAGGGCGTTGGCATCGATGCGGTTGTTTACAAACACGCACTGGCCAACCTCCATGGTCTTGAACTTTTCCCACTTGGAAACCCTGCCACGCCGCTGCTTTGGCAGCGGGATGTCGGTGTAAATGGTTTCGGTTTCTTTCACAACGTACCCTCTTCAGAAATGAACAGCTTCTGAGTTGCAACGTCAAAGTCCCAGCTTGTGCCAGTTTGTCGTTTGAAAGATGCGTAAAGTGCCTCAAGCTGACAGCCACCCTGTAACAGGACTAAGTTCGGATAACCATCAAAGGAGTGATGATCGTCACCGTGTTCTGCCTTATGCATAGCATCTTTCATATCGTTCACATCACGCCAGAGTCTGTCCATCACCAAAGTGAATTGCGCTTTGTTCATGGTCACGGTGAACTTATCAACAGAGCTAAGCGATGGCTTTTCAACCTTTTCAGGGTTAGCTGCCAGCCAATCCACATATTTTTGCATGGTTTTTAAAGCGGGCTTAAGAATCTCGCGCTTACAAAATTGTCGAACCGAGCTTGGATCAACGCCAATTGATTTTGCAATCGTTGCTCGAGCCGCAGATTCTTTTATACCTTTTTCAACAGCTAGTGCTGAAATGTGGTTTTTCAACGCGGTGCGCGCAAAGCGCAATGTCTTTTCAGAATGTAGTTCCATATCTATTCCTTGCTTTGGGGTTTATTAGTCCCGCCTTCGACCACCCTGACGGGAAAGGGTTAGCACTCTTTGCCGTTAACGCGAGTACAAAATTAACGCAAAGGTGGTCTTATTAGTCCCGCCTTCGGGCACGCGGACGGGAACGCGCAGGATGGGTGATGAATCCCATGCCCTAGCCATCAACCGTTCCAATCTACATTGGCGGTGTTCAAGCCCGGCGCAGGGGTTGCCTGTGCCTGTTGTGGCGCTTGTGGTTGTGCGGCCGCAGAAGCAGATCCACCCTTGAAGGAAGAGATCTTGTTCTTTGGTGCATAACCATTGTTGCCTTCTTCGATCGCCACCTGTGCAGTGAACTGCTTGCCCATAGCGGTGCGCATCATGTCAGTGTTGACGGTCTGCGTGGCATCACCACCCGTCGCCTGAACGAAAGACTTCAAGCGTCCCAGCCCTACAGGGTGAGTCAGCGTGAAGTTCTCCCAGATCTTACGACCTGCATAGCTAGGCCCAACAACGTTGTACTCCACCTTCAGGTAGGGATTACCTGCTTTTGAAGTTTCCTCGCTGTACACGGCCGCGGCTAGGGTGTACTCGCCAGCTGGCATGGGTTCTGATACCCCGCCTCCTGACTCATCGATGTTACTGACATCGATACCTTGATCTAATAAGCCCATGGTTCCTCCTATGCGGCTTCGTTATTGTTTGCTGGCAGACCTAGTGCAGCGCCATAAGCATCTGCAAAAGCTTGCCAAGAGAAATCGATCTTCGATGGAAGGTCGAGTCGAGACTTCGCGTCATACGCTGCAGCAAACTTGGTAAACAAACCTCGGTTGCCATAGCTCACACCACGCGCCTTCGCGCCATCCTTGATCAGGGTGGTTTCGTAGTTCGCAAACAAGTTGAAGTCAACCCAATCCTTGATTAGGGCATTCACCTTCTTGTTGCATCGCATCTCCCAGCGATCATAAGGTTCCAGTTCTGGATCCTTGTACGCCTTCGATGCAACGTGACTCAACAGAATCACATTCATGCCACGCTGCTGGAAACAAACGTTCAGGCCATTCAACAGGTTCAACCAAGCGTTCTCTTCGGCAACGTAAAACGCACCGTATCCTGCTTTGGGGTCTGCCGCCGATGACCAACCGTTCTTCTCACAGACATTCGCTTCACCAAGCTTGGCTGCAGCATCCGTAGTATCCAAGACTACTGTCTTGTACGCATGCTCTTCCATGGCCAGCGTCCTCACCTGCTCCATGATCTCTTCCCAGGTGTTGGCCTGGGGAAACCGTGCAGCGTTGATGAACGACAGACCGTCCTCTGCTTGAATGAAGATTGAATCTGGAGCACTCGCTCCAAACGTGGACTTACCAATACCATCTGTACCTTGGATGTTCATCCGTACAGGGGGCATGGCTACATCAGGATCAATCTCCCGATGGGTGGTTACTTGGTTTAGTAAACTCAAGGTCACACCTCCTCTTCTGGTTGGTTAAGTTTATCTGGGTCAATTGACTTGACCCGCTCTTTGCCAAGCTTGATCGAATGACAGGCATGCCAACGCCCAGCTTCTTCTGGGTGAGCCATGGCCCACGCAGTAAAGCCGCGCATGTCTACCTTGTAATTCGTAACTTGGGCTACAAACGAGGGCCACGATTCTCGTGGCATTGACTCCAGAATCTCATCCAACAAAAACTGATCCCAAACGTGTTCACGCTTGATCTCAACAGTTATGCCGTCTTGGGTTCTTTCGCCGCCCTCATTGTTCAGGGGGAGTAGAAGTTGACTCACTTCTTTCTGGTCCAGGAGCTCGCGTTCAACCGACTTGATATGTCGCTCAACCTCTTGCTTCTTTTCTTTCGCGCCATGCAGTTGCAAAGCTAGATTCTTAATCCGCTCTTCCATTCCAATCTCACTTCTTCTCTCTACGGCTATGGACGTTACTGGATGTCACAATAGCTTGCAACAATTTTTTTCACTTTTTGGTTGCACCCTGAATAAAGGTCATAGAGAATGCGACTTTCCAATACAAACAACGGCTATGAAAACAATTGAAAAGAACCTCGAGCTGCCGCCTCACCCCACCAAGGGTGCAGGTAAATGGCAAACGCTTTTGAAGGACATGGAGATTGGGGACAGCTTTGTGTTGACCCAGGCAGAAGACCCCAAGGGTTACGTCTATCACTCAATCAGAGTGGCGGCGAAGTCTCTGGGTATGAAGGTACGATCTGGTACAGATGAAAACAAAAACAGGATAGTGAAACGGATTATTTGATGATGCCATCCTTCCTACCATCAGGGGTTAACGGCTCTGAACTCGCACCTGAAGCCAAGCTTGAGCTCCTGCACGACATGTGGGAAAACGGGATGCACATCATCCCATGTGGCTCACCCACCGAGGCGGTTCCACAATACTTCAGCACCCGGCATCCATTCGATACAGAAGATGCACTCAAAGCCAAGTGGGCTAAGACACCGCGAGTCAAGTGGCAGCACTACCAAAAGATTCAACCGTCACGCGAAGAGATACAGCAGTGGCACAACCAATACCCGTCTGCTAACTGGGCAGCGATCACTGGCATCACGTTTGCCGTGGTCGATGTTGATAAAGAAGAAGCCGTCGAGTGGGTAGAGCAGGGCAACATCAGCCGTACCCCACTCAAACAAACATCACCCCGCGGTGGTGTGCATTACTTCTATTCGCTGAGCAGCGAACTGATCCGCAACAGTGTGGGTCTCAACAAGATCGACATCCGCGGTGATGGCGGGTACATCATGGTGGCACCCAGCCACGGGTACAACATTGAGTTCGATCAGAACTATCCCATGTCCAGCATGGAAGATCTGCCCGTCCTTCTTCAAGACGACCTGCAAAAAGTCCATATGTACAACAACGGTGGCAAGGTCGAGACCATACGCGAGAAGCTGACCGAAGACCCCAAGCAAGAGGGCAGTCGTAACGATACCCTGGCGCGCTTGGTTGGCAAGTGGGTGAAAGAAGGCTGGGGTATGCGCGAGGTCATGATCAAAGCGCAGGATTGGAATCAGACCTGCTTCCCGCCCATGGACTTGATCGAAGTCACGCGCACCACCATCAGTATTGTAAGCGGTCACATCAAGCGACACCCTGATGATGTCGATGCAGGTGTCATGCAGTGGCAGACATCCAAGTGGCAGACAGACATCAATGAAGATCTCAAAGAGATTCAGTCACAAGAAGATCCACTAGATGAACTGAAGCGAGAAGGCGAAGAGAAACCAGAGCAAGGGCCGCTCGGACTGCAACCGTTCAGCGCCGATGAATGGCATGAAATGAACGACGATGGCATCGACCAGTACTGGGGTGATGCATTCATATTCCAGAAGAGCAGAGTGTTGCTGCTCGGTAAACCCAAGATAGGTAAATCAAACTGGCTGGGCGCATTCGCCGCGGGTGCAACAACAGGCACCGACTTCATGGATGTGCCGTTTAATCGCCCACTCAAGGTGATGTGGTTCCAAGCAGAGATCATCGCAGAGTTCTTGAAGCGCCGTATCGAAACCTACTACAAGCGGTTCGCAGGGGATGATGACCTCATTCGTATGGGGCACAACAACCTGATCATCAGCGGGCGGCTGCGCAAGAACCTGATGAAAGATCAAGACATCCAGGCGTTCAGTGATGAGATTGCATTCCACAAACCAGACATCGTCATGATCGACCCCATCATCAACTTCTTTGATGGTGAAGAGAACTCCAACACAGAGATACGCAAACTCATGGACAGAGTCGATATGCTCATGGAGTTGAACGACGTTGCCGTGATCCTCGCTCACCATACAGGTAAAGAACGGGCAGATGATAAGTCATTCATGTCGGCTCGAGGTGGCTCGGTGTTCGCAGGGTGGTTCGACTCTGGCATCAAGCTCAGTGGTCAGAAACCTGATGTGTCTATCTTCTATGAAGCGCGCAACGCACAAGAACCCAAAGAGCACCTGGCTAACTTCGACTTTGATAAGGGCATGTGGGAAGTCAATGAGTTCACACAGCGCAACACTAGGCCGCAACTTAGCGAAGAAGATGAAGTACTTATCGCAGATGTGGTGGTGAATGGAATGAGCAGCACGAAGTTCTACAACAGAAAAGAACTAGAACTCTTAGCGCGTGAAGCTTTGCATAAAGCCAGAATGAATAGCGGTAACAAGGCCGCACAAAAAGCAGTGAGCTATGTGCAGAAGTACAAAGGCCACATAGTCAAGACACATGCCGTGCCCGGACAGGCGGTGTGGCACTATTTAGAATCAAATGAAATGAAGAGGCCGTGGGATGAGTAAACTACTTGCCGCAATAAGAGCACAGCAGGCGTGGGAAAAGAAACCCAAGAAGCCAAAGCCCAAGCTCCCATCAGAGAAGCGGGAGAAGCTGCAGGACACCGTGATCATGCAGATCCTTGGGTTGAATGAGATGGGACTGCCCGTAAAGAGCATCGCCAAAGAGGCAGGTGTGCCCGCGCAAACAGTGTACAACGTGAGACAAAGGTACATACTCATCGATGTGAAGAACGGCACACGGTGGTACAAGTGGTTGGGAGTGTGAACAAAAAGCTTACAGTCATAAGTTTGGGGGCAGGTGTGCAGTCGAGCACGATGGCGCTCATGGCAGCGCATGGTGAAATCACACCCATGCCTGACTGCGCAATCTTTGCCGATACGCAAGCAGAGCCAGCACACATATACGCCTGGCTTGATTGGCTTGAGACACAGCTGCCGTTCCCAATCTTGAGAGTGACAGAGGGCAATCTCAAAGAAGCCATACTCAACGGGCAAGATAGGTTCGCAACCCCGCCGTTCTTTACAAGCAGCCCAGAAGGCAGAGGCGAAGGTCTTCTGCGTCGGCAGTGCACTTCAGACTACAAAGTCAAACCCATACAACGAAAGCTCCGCGAACTGGCTGGGTATAAGCCAAGGCAGCGTATCCCAGCAGACACTGTCGAGCAGTGGATTGGCATCTCAAGCGATGAGATTCAGCGCATGAAGGACGCGCCAGAGAAATGGTGCAACAACAGGTGGCCTTTGATTGAGAAGCGCATGAGCAGGCTGCACTGCCTTGAGTGGATGCGGGATCATGGGTACAACGAGTTACCCAAGAAGAGTGCATGTACCTTCTGCCCATATCATGACAACGCAACATGGCGGAAGATGAAAGCCGAAGACCCAGAGTCTTGGGATGAAGCCGTCATGATCGACAGATCAATACGAGATGGCTTTGCCAAAACAACACAGAAACTATACGTTCATCGAAGCTTACAGCCGCTTGATGTTGTAGACCTGTCTGACCCCGCGGAGGACCAGGTGGCGTTCAGTTTCATGGATGAATGCGAAGGGATGTGTGGCGTGTAGGAACCCCAGCCACCTACGGAACTACGGGGGTAGGTGGCCGGGGCAGGTGTGGCAGAGTAATCCCAAAGCAAAAGGTTTTACTGCGTTATGAACGCTTTGTCCCACCAAGGAGAAGCAATGGAAGCTTCTGGAACGGATGATAAACAAAGAGAGAGTCGATGGCAAAGGTGACAATTGAAATGAACGTGGATGATGACACGGTAGAAGAAGCAGTCGGCTCACTCAAAACCCTAGCTGGGTTGGAGCAAGCGAACAAAGACATGTCAGAATCTCTGCAGCTGCTGGTCAAAGCGATCAGCAAGAACAACTCAGAGATCAGGAAGCTGGCGAAAGAATTAGCGAAGAAAGAAGAAGAGGAATAGGTATGCAGATATATCAAGTGAACACGGGAGGTAAGTACGGGATTGTGTACGCAGACTCAGAAGAAGACTTGGAGAAGCTGAAGGCATGGTTGTCGGAGAACATCGACTCGGATCTGGAACAGGATGACACGCTCAGTGCAGAGGTGGTGTCCCAGGCGGAAACAAACTGGGATGAAAGCTTCGCAGGTATGGTCACAACGATCGATATCGAACTCACAGATGACGGCATACGACAGGCGCTGACACTGGGATACCTCAACAGCAACAGCTATTGTCGGCCCATAATAGAGCAGTCAATGGGCGTGCAGCCGTGGAGCTAAGAGTGGAATACGAGTGGGAAGATGTGCCCCTAGAACCCACCTCTGTGGCTCTGGCAAACCTCAAACAGGTGATCGGATGCGCCTGCGAGGACATCCCAGACATCGCTTGGAACGGGCAGTATTACTGCATCAGATGCAGGGCAAGTGACAGGGAAATTCATGGGTCAAACAGGGAGGGGTCAAAGTGAACTTAGGAGCGAAACTTAAAGTAAATTCTAGCTCCGGGGTGGCCCGACTTTTGGCAAAAGAGGTAGGGTCAAGGGGTGTTTTTCCGCGTGACCCTACCCCTGTGGATAAGTGGGCTAAGTCATTGATTTATAACAAGGTGGAGGTAGGGTCACGTGGGTCAGCGTGACCCTGCGTGACCCTTGACCCTACCCCTACCTAAGTCATTGATTTTAAAGGGTGGGTCATGGGTCACGTGGGTCACCTCTAAAGAGGGGGAGAGATATATTAAATA